TAATGTATAGGTATTGCCATTTATCACTATATTAGCCAACGTTGCACCTACCCCATCTTGGCACATATAAGCATTTCCACCGTTCCAACTTGTACAAGTAGTATCTAATAGGCTAAGGTATTTTGTAGGCTTTAATATCGTATCCAAATCACTATAAACCAAACTCGTATCACTTTGTCTTGTCATCAAAATTTGGTTTGGCTTCGTTCCTTTGCGAAGCTCCGTAGTAGGAGATATTCTAGTTTTTCCTGCTTTTTTCCCCAATGATTGCGAAAATGCAAAGAAGGGTATTAAGATAAAAAATAATATTTTAATAAAGTGTTTCATGGTTAGTATATTTTTAAAAAACATTTTAATCCTTCGTCATCACTTCCGTTTGTAGAAGTGATTATATTTGAAGTGTACGTAAAATCACCGTTGGTGAAAAATTTTCGTTGACCCTCAAAATAAATCTCGTATTTTGAATTGTCGGTTAGAATTCCAGAAAATCCAGTAACCGATAAGGTTGCTTTTCCATCAGCATCTAAAACAAACGATTCGGTTTGAACTGTTGAAACTGGAGGATCGACAGTACCACCACCGCTATCTTCATCTACTATTTCCCATACTCTACCATCAACATTTTTAAGCCTTTTGTCAAAGTCGTATCCGTCAACATTACTTTTGTGTTCGTTGATGTCTGGAGGATTATAATCAGCGAAATTACGCATCTCTAAAGTGTTTTTGTAGTTGTAATAAAATTATTAAAACGATTGATACAAATGTTAAAACATTAAAACTGAATCCGTAATAAATGATGTAATACCACAATGCTACTTGACCAGTAAAGCACATTTCACAATATCCTAATGGCTTTGCAATAATGCTATACCATTTGTTTTTTCTGTAAATATCATCCAATATGTCAATGTACCATCCAAGTATGTGACCACTTTTAAAAAATATGTTCGTTACTACAAAACATATTACCGAAATTCTAGCACATTCTAAAAAATATTCTAACATTCGTCAATTACAGTTATATTTTTAATGCAATTCCAAGTATATAAAAACTTAAAGTTGAATACTAATGAAAAAGCATCGTATGGGTGCATCAAATACTGATTCTTTTCTTCATTCATGTCATATCCAATGAATGGGTTTGCATCAGAATATCCATTATAGGTTATTTCAATATTCTTAATCTGATCGGTTTCATCTACACCTTTCAGCACCTTATTGATTAAGGTGCTGATTAAATTAGTTTTGGTTGTGTTTAATCGCTTCGTATTGTACCAACAACCTAAAATTAATGTTGAATTTTGCTCGATGAAATGACCAGCAAATTTTTCTTTTACCTCTGTTTTTATTTCTTTGAAAAAAGTCAACATATTGTATGTAGAATCTGGAAATATAAACTTTTCAGGCGTATTATCGCAAGTCATAGGGTCTAAATTAATAGACTTTGGACTTTTTAGTATTTTTCCATTTTTTTCAATGATTTGAGTATGTGCAAGACCAAATGAAACACTAAAATTGAGTTCATTTTGCAGTCTAATTGCAATATCTTTAATCAAATCATCTAACATTAAATAGTATTTTTATAAGTTCGTTGTTAAAATCTTCATTTGCTTGTTTTAGTTCTTCTTCAGTTGGTTCAATAATGCTTTTCTTCTCTCTATTACTGTTCCAGTCTATTTTATTTTGCGAATCACTATTTCCACCTTTTAAAGTGACCTTAATAATGTTTCCATTTTTTTCAACATCAACACTTTCTGAAGTACCAAAATTTGCCCACATTTGACCTGTCAACTCAAAGTTTTTGACAAACTTCAAACCGCTTTTAGTATCTCTATTTTTTTTTGCTAAATATTTTTTATAATTATCGGAGTACGGAGAAAATAGCGTTCTATTTGAACTTAATCCACTTTCCAATACTCTTTTTTTAATTGCAGCTGCTAAATCAATTCCGATTTGTTTTGCTAAAATATATGAGCTATCAATTGCCTCAAATTGAATTCTACTCAACAATTCTTTTGCTGCTGCTACTTCGCTCATGATAGTATTTTTCCGATTCCAAAATTGCTATTGCATCCTAAACATCCGTTGTTGCTAACCGAAGTATTCTGAATTAAATAGTTTAACTTCTCGCTATACATTGCTGTCCAATAAGCCAATCTTTCATTTAAAACATCTTGACTTAAAAATGATTCTCTTTTCAATTTTGTAGAATTAATTATTTTCAATGATATTAATTCTGCTGCTTTATATCGAACCGCTAAAGCTTTGCACATATTTAGCGGTTCGCTATAATCCATATTTTCTTCACAAAGCGTTTCGTTGTAGTTGCAATTCATATCAACAGACAATGAAATTCCATTAGCGTAGTTTGAAACCGAAAAATCTTCATCAAAACTAACTAAGTCATCTGTTTGAATGCCTCCTATCATACACCAGTTTGCCCAACTGTGCGAACCGTTCCAGTTTCCAAAATAATATGGTTTATCACTATTGAATTTGCTAGTAAATCCACCACCACAATCACATCCAACCTTGTTGTCAAGTGGCACATTTGATGCTACTTCATAAACTAAGAAGTAAATCATTTTACCATATTCTTTTGTAAAAATAGGCAATTTGATATTTACTTCATTTGACTTTCGCTTTCCTGCCAATGTCATACAATCGACCATTTCAATCATATTTGAATATTGGTCAAATATCTTGATGTTAATTGTATTGGTTGCATCGAAAATCAATCCAATGTCTTTAATGGTAATTACTCCAGATTTGACAGGTCTGCAATCAATTACTAATCCAGCATAGTTTTTTTGTATGTTTATATGGTCTTTTCCACCGCTCCACCCCAACAATCCGTTGTATTGCTTTAAAGTTTGCTTGAATCTTTTTAATATTAAATTATTTGAATCTACGACAAACATTTTAATTGCTTCGTTGATTGCCTTTTGTCCTATTTCCCAAATATTACCTGTTTCGCAATCAGATAATGAAGTAAGTACCTCTAACCCTTCTAATTCATCTAAGTATAGACCGCTTTTGCTTTCTATTTCTGGATTGTCTGGAAAACAGTTACAAGTTGTTTCGCTGACAGCAATTATATTTTCGTAGCACTCAAACATTTTTAAATATTAAAAAAGAGTTGGGCATTCAAACCCAACTCTTAACTTCGGAAGATAACTAAACTTTTAAAAATCTTAACACCCCTGTTCTGTCTGCTACACAACCAGTTGGATTTAAGAAGAACTCAATATATCCTCTAAAATCCCAAACATGATAAATCTTGTTAGAAATACACTTCGTTGTGTAAATAACATCATAGCGAACTCCTGGTAAATTTCTTGATTCGATTGAATACCTTTGTTGTCCAGGATTCATGATTGAATAAGGGTTTGCTGGATCGTAATTCTTACTAGCAAAAGCAATTGCACCTCTGTTGATTAAGTAGGTCACCATGTCAGGATCGTTTACTGCTTCGATATTGAATAAATCATAGTATCGCTTCAATAAACTATTTCTAACATAATCACCTTTTCCATCTGAATTGTCTTTGTTATAAACAGCTTCGTTGTCTGTGAAATAGTAATTCTCACCACTTAGCATGAATGGATTGTTGAAACGGTTCTTCGTTGCAACCATTCTTAAATAAGGTAATAATTGTGTACTCCAATTCACCCCAGCGATTTGTGTGTCACCGCTTGAAAGTGTGCCTAAAGGTCCTGCATAGACATTCACCCCTGCCGAACTATTTAAGAATGCAATACCCCTCTTTGTGATTTCTTCATCAAGCACTTTTGACGCTTTTAACATTCCCTTTGCAACAACTTCCTCCATATCGAACAAATTTGATCTAAATCCTTTTGCTTCAACTTTGAAAGATGTTTTAACGCATTGAGTTATCTCTAAGTCTTTGCTTTCTGTTGAAAGCTCAACTCCATCAATCGAACAGTCGTCCGTACAACTGGTTGCTTCAATATCACAATCTTGAATCCAAGAAATTGTGGCTTTTAAGTCTTTACCAGTTTCCAGTACGGTAACGTTTGCTGATTGGTTTTCCTTAATGGCTTTAAATGCCTCTACGTCTGCAATGTAGTCAGTCTTAGCCATGTTGTCCATCCAAATCTTGTCTGCTTTTATTTGAACATCTACAAGATTTGATGCTGAAAAATCTCCTGCTGCCATTTTAGTGTTTTTTAGTAATTTTTATTTAATTATTTAGCTTCGAAAATGCTTCTTGTAATGCTATCCTCTTAGCTGGATCGGGTTCATTAAAAATAGCTTTGTTTAACTCTTCCTTTGTTTTTGGAACAACAAGATTTTGGTCTGAACCTCCAGAATTGGACGCACTTCCCTTTTCTCCTTGTTTTTCAAACTCAAAAATCATTGCTGCTTTTCTTTGAATTAATTTTTCAATTGTTAATGGATTTCCGTGTTCATCTTCAGCCCTTTTACCATCTTTCGTCGTTGGTATGATTTGACCGTCAATTGACTTAAAATCATATTCGCCTTTTAGATCATTGATAAAAAGTCGCTTTTGATAAGTTGATTTAGCTGGATCGCTTGAAAGAATTGGTTTTAAAGCCTCCAATGTACTTAAAGCAGTTTCATTTACTTTTGAAAATACTTCTTTTGAAGTATATTCGTTTTTAAGGTCTTCGATTTGCTTTTCATACGTTGTTTTCGTGTTATTCAATTCATCGTTCAGCCTTTTTTCTAAAGCAATAAATAAAGGGTTTAGCTTTATTTGGTCTTCAGTCAATTTTGTGTTTGACGATTTTTGAATAATACTTTGAACTAAGTCAATTCCTTTTAAGTCTTCTTCAACTTTGTAAAGCTCTTTAATTTGCTTTTCAAAGTTTGTCAACGCTTCTGCTTTACCCATGTTTTTGAACTTAGTAATATCGGAGTTGTCAATTTGCTTTAATTTACTAACTCGATCTTTATCTAGCTCAAGGATAACATCTAATGCGTTTTCAACTAAATCTTTGGAAAATGTTCCATCTTCTTGTTTTTTATAGAGCTTTTCTTGAATGCTCTCGACTGGCTGGTTTATAGTTCTGCTTAAGAACTCGCTAAGTATTTCCATGCAAAAATATTAATTATTTTTTATATTTCAAAATTTTTACCTTTTTTCTTTTTTACCTCGTTTTCAATGTCATCTGGCACCTCTTTTATTGGTGCTGGATCGTCCTTGCTATCAATAATATCGTATCTGTTACCCTCTCTTGAAAGTATGCTGTCGTATTGCTCTCTGGTTACATCTAAAACCTCTTTGGTATATTTATTCCTAATTTTCATCTTCAAGGTCTTTTTCTGGTGATTCTAATTTCTCTTGCTCTTGCTTTTTTCGTCCTTTTGTTTTTACAGCAGCTTCTTCAAGGTCTTTTGGAGTGTCGATTACCTCAACCCAATCGCCTTTACTTCTTTTCCATGATTCTTTTGGAAATTTTCTTGTCATGCCATTTTTAGTGGCTGTAATAAATTCACTCATGATATGTTTATTTTAATTGATTACATCTTAGTCCTTTTATGAAGGAGTGGTAGTTTATGTAATTTTCACTTTCCAAATTCTCATCTTGCCATTTTAGTATTTCGCCTTTTGGTGCATTTTCTAGCAAGTCCAAAATAATATCTGTCATATTGAAAAAGTAGATTGTACTAAATGAGGCTATCTCGCCAACATTATCACCTACCCATCCATAGAATTCAAGTCCTTGTTTTTTGCAAAATTCTTCTACAATCTTATTGCAAATTACTTCGTATCTTCCGATTAAAACTTTTGATGTTATGCTCATTATTTTTAATTTTAAGCCAAAAAATAGTTGATATACTTACATAAATCTATCGTCGCAAACAACATTATCAAAACCCAAATTTTCTAATAATTGATGTTCTGAGCTACTAAATTTTTTGTTAATTTTATCAATGTAAGCAATGGTTAATTGCTTGTGTTTTTCATAAATTCTCGTCTAAAAATTCATAAATCTTGACTGCAATAAATACTGCTCCAAAAATTACAATTGTTCCTAATATTGCAAGTGCTTTCATTCTAAATTACTTATATAATTTGATGCAATAAAAAAATACCGTCTTTCAAGGGTTGAGTTTTTTGTTTTTATATTGAATTTTGACTTAAATTTAATTATGGCTCCAGCTACACTAATTTTATCATTAATCGTTGCCCCAACTACAAATCCAAATAACAGCATATCTGAATTGTTTTTCTTAATCGCATTATTAATTTCTTCTGATAATATCATAATTTCGCTATTACATACCAATTTGAAGTGGCTGAATTGTACGCTAGTACAACCCCACTACTGGATGATGTTAAAGTATAAGATGATGAACTATCTATTAATGTACTAGATGTTAGTACCACGTTTCCAGTTCCTGCACTAGCTGGATCACGTTTCAAGTAAAGTATTTGACCACCACTAGCCATAGGGTTTAGTGAACAAGTCAAGTTAGTCGATGAAGGAACTGTAAATAATCTATGTGAAGTTGTTAGGTTTGCATTATTTGCAGATTGTGTTTCTCCAACCGTTCCTGCTGGACAAGACTTAACGATAGCTCCTGCATCTGTATAAAGTGTGTTTTTCACAACAGAAGTAGAAACGTCGTTTCTTGTATTGCCATAACCACCAAGTTTTACATAATTTAATCCAAAAATACTTCTTGAGCAATTATCTTCTACAAATAAACCACCATCTAAATCAAAATTGCTATAAATCTTGAATGTCTGTCGCGGTAGTCCTACATTACTAGCTTCTGTGTAAAACTCTGATGTAGAACTTGTTTTAAAAGCATCTCTAATCGTTGGTTGTGTGGTTTCTCTTTTAAAAGCTGATGTTCCACCCATAACCATGTGGTAAGGATAGGATGGACTGGCTGTGCCTTGTCCAATCATTCCTCCTACTTTTAATCTTAAAACTTCTGTTCCTTGTGTTCTTACTGACAAATCTTGAGCATCTGTTGTACCCAAATAATTAGATGTTGGATTTGTTCCTGCGTTTCCAGTTGTAAGCCACCCTGCACCTCCACCACTTGCATTGATTGTGACCGAACCACTACCATTGTGACTTAATGTTATATTTGTTCCTGGCAAAAGCGAAAATGACCCTCCACCGCTACTCAAAGTATTTGTATAACTGCTTGTACCAGAATGACTATAAGTTTGAAGTTGATTTGGAAAAGTTGAAGCGACTATATCACCACTTGAATTTGTAGCCAAACATTGCGCATTTGGCAATCCTTGTATCCTAACTACTCCATTTCCAAAAACTGTAAATCTATCAGTTGCAGTTGAACCGCTTGAGCAATTTAAAATCTTATAAGCTGCTAGTGTGCTGTTTACTCTAGTATGTAACCCATGACTAAAACCACTATATGACGTAAAAGCGTAACCAGTACCGAAACTTTGCCATAAAATTCCATCAACCGATGCGTTATTTGCATTTCCATCCTGAATTCCAGTTGTTGAATTTGAAAATGCTGTAAATGGAGTTGAATTTAAAAACAATCCTATTCTACCAGAATTGTTTAAGTAAATATTTCCAGTTCCATTAAACTCTAAATTATATCCTGCTAAACCTACAGTTCTAGGTGCTGTTAGTGAACCATTACTATTGTAGATGTTTGTGTTGCTTCCAGTACTGGCATTTAATGTAATTACCCCACTTCCATTATGCGAAATTGCCATATTTGTACCTGCGATTATGGAAAATGAACCACCTGAAAGACTTAGCGTATTAGTGTAGCTTGTTGTTCCTGTGTGACTATAAACTTGTAGTTCGTTTGAATTTGACAAATCTCCAGTATTTGAAATCACATTTCCTGTGATGTTAATACCTGCACCTGCTGTATAGGTTGTAATTGGCAATGTTACTGAATTTCCACCGCTAATACTTAATGTATTTCCTGCGATTGACAATGTTTGTCCATCTGTATTGTCTAAATATGGGGCAAGATTTACGGAATAAAATGGAACTCCATCCCTTTCAAGTGAAAGTCTTAATTGGTTTGATGTAATTAAAAAAGTATCAGCCTTTTGTTTATCTGCACCCAAAATTGAAACTGCTTTGTATTTTTCATTGTCTTTTGAAAGCGAAATTCTTAGTGTGTCGTTGGAAAATGAAAATGTATCAATTACTTGCAATTCGTTGATATTTGAAGTGTCGCCCAACTTAACAATATCGCCAACGGTGATTTTATTTACTCCACCAATGTTTTTAATTACAGCAACCGTATCCGTTTTTGCTGCTATCTTATACGGATAAACTTGTGCATTCAAGTTTACGCAAAATAAAATGCTAATAAAAAGCCATCCAATTCGTGCCATCCCAACCATAGTGTTTATTTATATTAATTGTGCCATCTCCATCTGTAAAAGTATCTTCAATAAATACAATCATCCCTTTTTTCTTATTTTGCATTGCGTTTGCCTGTGCAAATGTTATCGGGCGTAATCTAAATGCTGATTCGATACTTGCAACCTCCAATATTGTTTGTGCGATTTCTGGAGTTGTCTTTGTATCTTCTACATCCGTGAAAACCGTCTTCCCTCCGTTCCAATGAACTTGAAATTCATCCATTGGAATTTCCCTATTGTTGATAAGAATAGCCTTTTCTTCGCCCTCGTCATTCCCAAGTGTTACAAAGTATTCTGTATCAACAGAAGTTCCGTTTCTTGCATGAATATCGTAGTTTGGCGTAGCGTCTGTATAGGCAAAAGGATAACCCACATTCTTTGTAATAGAATCTGGTCTGCAATCTCTGAAAAGCATCGTCCAACCCCACTTTGATGGTGGGAAACTATCCCACTGATGGCAAGTGAATTCCCTTTCTACACCTGTACTATTTTTCGCTAAAACCATTTTTGTATTTTAGTATAATAGATTTAATTTTTGGCAATACTTTTAAATCATTTCTTGTCTTTCCTTCAAATTTTGAATCCATTTGTGTATGATGATCGCTGCAAAGGATTAAAACATTATCTTCAGTTGTTCTCAAATCTGGCCTTGCTCCCTTGCTGTTGATGTGTGCAACGTGAAAAGGATCGAACTTAATCCATCGTCCACATTCTTCACATTTACCAAACTCATCAACGCCCCCAAACAGCTTTGTCCAAACTTTCTTCATAAATTCTAATTCACCAGTTTTTCTTCGGTGATTTTTCCAGATTCGTTCTTGAGTTTTATCTATCATTTGAATTTATTAAACTTGCCAATATCCAACCTTTCAGCCATTTTGTTAGAAATATACTGAATATGATGCCTACACCTATATCTGCCTCTATCAATCAAAGGGTTATAAGATAGCTTTGTTTTTTGGTCAATTAGGTTTGGATCATCTACCCATTTGCTCGTTTCACTTACATGGAAAAGTTTGTTAGACCTTTCAGCACAAAACTTCCTCGTTGTTGAAATAGTAGTTCCTGCATAAATAAAAAAGTTCAATTTTAGCTTTTCAGCAAATTCTTGATTCTTTATTTCTCTTACAGAATTAAAACTATCGTAGGCGTATTGGTCATAATATCGCTGCAAAGCTCCATTAATCCCTTGCGATCCTTTGATATAATTTGATAAATTTTTAGTGAGAATGTTTAGGCTTGACTTATTGTTGATGTTGCTTAAAACGATGTTCTTTAAATCGTTTTTTACACTTTCGATATTTGCAAGATTGTCTAAATAACTACCTGCAATAATTTTATTATTTTTAATCCCAATCCTTGCTTCTAATAACGCATTTTTTTCTAATATGTTTCCAATCGTTTCTTTTGGAAAACCGATTGCAAGATAATAATTTCCTGTATCTTTTGAGTATTCTAATAATGTTTTTCCAAAATCTAATATTTGATTTTCTAAAAATATATTCCTAAAATCCGAAAACCAATTATCAAAACTTGCAATTCTATTGAAATTCTGAACACTCCTATCTAAAACATTATCAGTAAAAGTTAGATTTGAAACAAAATCACTTAGCAAAGATAACAATAAATCCTTTTGAATACCAGTAATTTTGGTATCAAAATTATTTATCAATTCAATTATTTTTTGTTCAGTTTGCTTTGATAAATCTCCTAATAGCTTTATCTTTTCTTCTATTGTCATTATAAAACTGGAACTGAAGATTTTGTTTGGTCTATAATTTCTGAAACTATTGCATCAACTTCTTGTTTTTGTAATTCATAAGTCAAAGAATAAAAATCTTTTCCTTTCAAAATAGATCGGTGTTCGACTTCATTAAAGATGTAATTGAAGTTATAGTACAGAACCTTTATTTCCTTTCTTACAAATTCTGATAAAAGTGCTTGTGTAATTGAATCTTGAGAGTAGCCACTAAAAGGATTAAATCGCTCTCTAACTTGGTATCGTAAATATTCATTAGGATTATCAGAATATGTTATTCTTGCAATATCATTGTACACATCACGTCTAAATTCTGGTGAAGCATTTGCAGAATTTAGTAAAGTTAAATCGCTTAACAATTCAGTTTTTGATTTTAATTTTGCATCTTTATTAAATGTAAACGAACGGACTAATTTATTATTCAAATCTGTAATTAAACTAATCACATCAATTTTATGCTCCCACATATCCGAATAGGCTCTAAAAACTGGCTGCAAAGCATCATATACGTTTTGAGAATCTAATATTTTCCCTGTTGCTGTATCGGATATTTGCTTTTTTGTGAAAATATCCGAATTAAATACTATTTCTTTGGCTCGTTCTACCATTTTGTCCACATACTCATCCATTATTTTTATAATGTCTGTTGGCGGTGAAACAAAGGCTACCATTTTATTTAAGTCAATCACACTTTCATTATCCAAATTGCCATTCATTCCAATTTCAATTGTTTCCATACTCGAAGTAGGGTGAATCTTTCCTGTTCCACCACATTCACCGCAAGTCGTGTTGTTAACCTTTCCGAATCCTCCACACTCATCACATTTATGAACATAGCTAATTTTAATCGGAAATGCCATGTTTGACATCACCAAATCTAGTTCAGAATTTGTTTTAATGGATTTTTTTATAAACGGAATTGCAGCATCGAATAGTGATAAATACGAAATATTGTCGTCCCCAGATTTTTGTTTTGCCCTGATAATTCCTACTTGCCTTGCTGGAACTCTACCTAAATTATATGGCAGTGGCTCGATATACTCATAAACATTCTTATTTATACTTATGTATAACTTGTCAAAATACTGAATTATAGTATCTTCTTCAGAAATGTTCAAATCTTTTGAATCTACTTGTTGAAATACAATACTTTGAACGTCGGTATAAATTGTATATCTCAACAACTTATCTTTTTTTTGCTCAACAATCAAATACTGTAGTATATTGTTTTTATATTGAAAATCAATTGCCATTTCTGAACTGACTTCAAAAGGGTAGGGTTTGGCTCTAGTCACCTTGTTGTCGAAGCTCTCAAATTCCTCTACAATAAAAGTATTTGGATCGAATGCGTTTAAATCCAAATATCTTGTTGCCATCCAGTCGTCCAAACTTGAATCACCGTAGTATTTTGCTAATATTTCTTCTAACTCTCTCAGCCTTAAATTTGAATCATCGTCCTTGAATGCCAAAATCCTATTATACAAAGCTCGTGGAACTTTATAAAAAACATCCATAATGCTTTTTGTAGTAGTGGTGAAAATATGTTGAGTTATAGCAACCCTTTGTTTAAATAGATCATCATTTTCTCGCCTCGCATACATTTTTAGCAACGATTCTGCATCTTCGCCTGTTACTAATGTGTGATACAATTTTGCCCTATCTACATTTTTAGCATAATTTACGTGCCGCTTCCCTTTCTTAATTACTTCTATGAGTAATTTTATTGCATCTTCTTTTATCATAGTAAAATGAGATTGTTTTTTGAAAGTTGATTTTCTGAATAATAACGAATTGCGTCAATTCCATGATTGTACATATCGATAGGCTCATTAATGTAATCTCCGTATTTATTCATTTTGTATTTATATCGCTTAAATTCTGTAATCAATTCTGAACTTTTACTATCTAAGATTATTTTATATTGTCTTAAATTTGAAATTGTGTGTTTAATACTATCTCTACCTTTATTCGCACCAACTACATTGTAACCTGCATTTCTTAAATCTTTAATTGATTTTGGTTCGGCACTATCTGCAATTATTGTATCACTTTTCTTAATTCCAATTTCTTTAAATCTTGCGATAATATCTGAGTTGGTCATGTGTGTTTCGTAAATGTGTTGCTTAACGTGTAAATTTCCACCGCTTAATCCACACTCTACCAATGCAGTTGGGTCGTGTGTGAATCCAAAATCTAATCCAAAGGCTCTTTTCTTTAACGTTGTTGAAAATCTACCTACTTCCCAGTTTGTAAACACTTGACCGCTTATTGCACCGTACTCTCCCAATCCAAATGCTCTCCAAAACTCCGCATCGCTTTTTAGTGATTCAAGATTACGTATTAGCTCTGGTTCTAAAAATCTATTGTCCTTGTAGGTTGAAACAATAATATCTACGTCCCCAATTTCATTGAACCGTTTTTCCTCTAATTCTGTTTTTATCCATGTTTCAGGATCGTCTGGATTAAAGTCTATGTTTATTGCTCCTGTGGTTCTAGTAAATAGTTGGTAAAAGTCTGTTTTATAATTCAGTTCATTTGCCTCGTTGCAAAATAGACCCCACCTTTTACGACCTCTAACCTTTTGTTGATTGTCAACCGAAAACATTTCAACCGTCCTACCTTTGTAGGTGTATGTTAAATCTGTTTTATTGACCTTTACTTTATCTATTATTCCAAACGAATCCAAAACTTCTTCAAAATCTCTTTTTACAGTTGATTTTAAAGATGGTAATGTTTTTCTTACTATCGAAAAAACTCCATTATCGCAACTCCAATTTTTCTTATATTGCCCTGTTAATAGCCAAATTGCGATCATTTGGCATTGCGAATAGGTTTTACCGCTTCTTGCACCCCCTCTGTTTATAGTTATTTTTTTTGTAGAATTTACATTCTTCTTGAAAACAGTTGAGGCTTGGAAACTTTTAATCTCCATAATCGGCCTTAAACATTATTTCTCCGTTCGATCCTGTTCCTTCATGCTTCACCACTTCGGCATAACCTCTACTCCTACATAATGTTTTTGCTGCGAAAATAATAGCTGAAGGATTGCCATCTTTGATTAATTTCATTAAAGCAACTTCAACAAAGTCTGCTTTTTTAATCAAAATTGCATCGACTTTTTCCTTATATTCTGGATCGCTATCATACCAGTTGTAGTGGTTTTTGTGTCCCATGCCTAATTTTTTGGCTGCAACTGTTACCATTCCCATACACTTTTCGAGTGCGATTAAAAACTCTTCTTTTCGTGCTTCCGTAGTTTCTGTCCTCATGCTTTTTTAGGTTGTATTTTGGATTTTTTTAAAATGGTGCTACTGGCAAACTGTTTACTAATCTAGCTGCTTTTCGTTGTGCTTTTCTTTCTCTCTTACTTAATCTTTTTTTTGCGTTAGTAGTTGTGTTTTTTATTGTTGAACCCTTGCTTTTTTCACTTCCGCTTTTCATAGTTAAGTTATTTTATGGTTTTATATTCTGAAATTATTTTATTATGGAAATCTAATGTAAAGTCGAATAACTCTTTGTCGTTTTCAACAATAAATTGTTCGTAATTTCCAGAACTTCTTAAATTGGCTGAACCATGAATGATAATATATTTTCCACAATAAGTTTTAATCAAACATATCTTAGTGTGTGTTCTTGTAACAGCTAATTGAAATTTATTTTCTTTGTTTAGGTTTTCATAAATATATTTTATTGCTCCATTTCTTTCATGTGAAAAATAGTATGCTGAAACAATCAAATCTAATTTATCGATACACTTATCAAAATGAAGTAATGCAGTTAAGCTATCAATATTTTCTTGCGACATTGATAGCGTGGAAATACTAACCAATTCTGCTTTTAATTCATTTTCAATTAAAATTGCTTCAATTAGTTCGCCAAATATGAATTTTCCATCTACGATGCAAAAGTTTCTTTTAGCTAAATCTAGTTTTTTTACAAGTTTCTTTGCGTTTGAATAATTAATGTGTTTTTCAAGTATTTTTTTGGGCAGCTTTGGCTTAATGACATTAGAAATTACATCTTCACTACCAATTTCGGTATCAAAGTCATCAATGTCAAAATCAAAATCTAAGTCAAAATTCATATCTTATATTTTACGCAAAATACTAATAAACAATGTATTATGCAAATATTTTCTAAGAAATATTAATAAAAACTGTATCTTTTTCTAATGCCTTAAATAAGTAATCTTCAATGAATCTTTCAGCTTTTTTAGATTCAAAAACTTTTGTTTTGAAGTCCGTTTTCATTCCTATTATCAAACAACCTTCCGTGTGTGCTTCGGTATTCCCAGAATGAAACCTTATTCCATCGAATCCTGGAACTCTTAATAAAAGCAATTTGTCTTTTCCAAATCTTGCTGAATATGTTTTTTTTATTTGATACCTTCCAGTTGGAATTGCAGTTGCAGCCTTTATTTTTGTTCGCTTAATGAAATTAACATCCATATCTGATGTTAATCCTCTATCCTTGTCCTCTATTGTATAAAGCAATGTGCCATTTACAACCAACTCACCAAAAGTTCTTTTTTCGA